GATAGGTAATCAAAATGTAGCTGTACTAGAGGAAATGAGTGATTTATATTTATACGATTTTGGTATATTTATAGAGTTGCAGCCGGATGAAGAACAAAAAGCTGTGTTAGAAAATAATATACAAACAGCTTTACAAGCGGGCTTAATAGATCTTACCGATGCTATAGATATAAGAGAAATAAAAAACATAAACTTAGCTAACCAACTTTTAAAAATAAGGAGAGTTGAGAAGCAAGAAAGAGACCAGGAAATGCAACAGCAAAACATTCAGGCACAGTCTGAAGCTAACGCTCAGGCTCAACAAGTTGCTGCTCAAGCTGAAGTACAAAAACAACAAGCGCTGACACAACAAAAAATGGAATTAGCCCAAATGCAAGCTCAAATTGATGCGCAAAAAATGCAAACGGAAGTAGCCGCTAAAAAAGAGTTGATGAATCTTGAGTTTCAAATGAACATGCAGCTAAAAGGAATGGAAGTACAAGGCAAAAAATCCGAGCTAGCAGAAAGAGAAGATAGAAAAGACGAAAGAACCAAAATACAAGCGACACAACAAAGTGAGCTAATAGATCAAAGGCAAAACGATTCAATGCCCAAAAACTTTGAATCATCCGGTAATGATGTGCTTAACGGCAATTTTAACTTAGGATCCGGTGATCCTAGGTAATAATAGTAGTAATAATTATATAATATTTTATCATGGAAGAAGAAGTAAAAACCGAGGTTGAGAAAACTGAAGAAACTCAACCTCAAGAAGCTGCTCCTATTACACAGGAGGATAGCGGATTAATCAAAGTAGACTTAGGTCAATTAAACAAAGTAGAAGCAAATGCCATTCCAGAGCAAGAAACAAATGCAAGCGATGTTCCTGTCAGAGAACCCGAAGACGCGGAAAGTAGCAAAGAAGTGGTTCCAGAAGTACAGGACCCCGTTCCAAATGAAGAACAATCTGTTTTACAAGAAATAACGGACGAGGAAGTACAAGAACAAGTAGAGGAAGTAAAAGAACAAGTTGCGGAGGCTATTGAAAATCAGGAACCAGGCGTTGAACTACCTGAAAATATTCAAAAAGTTGTAGACTTTATGAATGATACGGGAGGAAGTTTGAAAGACTACGTAAATCTAAACACAGATTACGCATCTTTAAATGAAGATCAGTTGTTGCGAGAGTATTACGAAAATACTAAACCTCACTTAGATTCTGAAGAAATAGGGTTTGTCATGGAAGACAGATTCAGTTTTGACGAAGATATAGACGAGGATAGAGATATACGTAGAAAAAAATTAGCTAGGAAAGAAGAATTAGCAAAAGCTAAAAATCACCTAGAAAGTTTAAAGAACAAATATTACGAAGAGATAAAAGCTGGGTCTCGGTTAAACCCAGAACAAAAAAAGGCGGTTGAATTTTTCAATCGTTATAACCAAGATAGCGAGAAGTTGACAGGGGATAGAGAAAAGCAAGTTTCTATATTTAACGAAAAAACTGAAAAAGTATTTTCTAATGAATTCAAAGGTTTTGATTTCGAAGTTGGAGAAAAAAAATTCAGGTATAAGGTTAACGATGTAGAAGGAGTGAAATCCAAGCAAGGAGACATTTCAAATTTTGTTAAGAAGTTCTTAAACGATAAAAACGAAATGGCAGATGCTAAAGGTTATCACAAATCTTTATTTACAGCTATGAACCCCGACGCAATTGCAAACCACTTTTACCAGCAAGGTAAAGCTGACGCGATGAAAACAAGTATGGAAAAAGCTAAAAATATCGATATGAATCCGAGAGGGACTCATGAAGATGTTAAGCCACCTAACGGGTGGAAAGTTAGATCTGTACCGGGAAGTAATGACTCAACTACGAAGCTTAGAATTAAAAAGAGAAAATAATAATTACTAAACTTTACAAATAATGGCAAATGGATCATTTACTGGGAGTGCAGCGGCTTTAGCGCACTTAACTCCTAGACCAACACAAACGTTGTTTAACGACAACTACCTGGCCCTTGGGGACATGGATTTTACACAACAATTCTTACCAGAAGTATACGAAAAAGAAGTAGAGCGTTACGGAAACCGTACAATCTCTGGATTCTTACGTATGGTAGGAGCTGAAATGCCTATGGCATCCGACCAAGTAGTATGGTCTGAGCAAGGGCGTTTACACATTGCTTATGATGACGTTACTGTTGTATCGGCAACGTCAATAACAATTCCAGCTGCTGCTGGAGCTACTAGCAAAAACCTAATCGGACCTGGAGACACTATCGTGATCGCTGACACTACTGGATTAACAGTTGAGAAAGCATACGTTAGCGAAGTGGCTGTTGCAGGAAACGGAGTAGCTACTTTAACAATTGCAGGATACGCAGGAGCTGTTACAGTTACCGGTACTGGAAATGTAAAAGTATTCGTATATGGATCTGAATATGCAAAAGGAACTTCAAATGCAGGGACTTCTGTTGATGCCGCTTTCGAGCAGTTCAGCAATAAGCCAATCATTTTACGTAACAAGTACGCGGTAAACGGGTCTGATACGGCACAGATTGGATGGGTAGAAGTAACTACTGAAGCTGGAACTTCTGGATACTTATGGTATTTAAAGTCTGAGCACGAATCTCGTATACGTTTTGAAGATCATTTAGAAATGGCTATGATCGAAGCCGAAACAGCTGCTGCACCAATTACGCCGGCTGCTGGATTAGGAGGAGGAACAGAGATCACAGGTTCTGACGGACTTTTCGCTGCTTTAGAAAACAGAGGTCTTGTTTACACGGACGCTGATTTTGGAACTGGAGGAGACTTAGGGTTAAGCGATTTTGACGCTATCTTAGGAGAGCTTGATAAGCAAGGAGCTATCGAAGAAAATATGTTATTCTTAGATCGTTCAACTTCTTTAGGTATTGACAATATGTTAGCTGCTCAAAATTCTTATGGAACTGGAGGAACATCTTATGGTGTATTCGAAAATTCTGAAGACATGGCACTTAACTTAGGATTCAGCGGATTCCGTAGAGGATCCTACGATTTCTACAAGACAGACTGGAAATACTTAAACGACGCTACAACTAGAGGACTAGTTGGAGATATTGAAGGTGTAGTTGTTCCTGCTGGAACTTCAACAGTTTACGATCAAATGTTAGGTAAAAACATCTCAAGACCTTTCTTACACATCCGTTACAGAGCTTCTGAAGCAGATGATAGAAAAATGAAGTCTTGGATCACAGGATCTGTAGGTGGAAACTTTACAAGCGACGAGGATGCAATGAACGTTCACTTCTTATCAGAAAGATGTTTATGTGTACAAGCAGCAAATAACTTCATATTATTGAAGAATACTGCAGGATAATCAATTTTATTAGTGTGCTGGGGATCTTTGGTCCCTGGCCACTATTTTTATCAATTTTATAATATTATATCATGGCAAACAAAAAAAAGCCCGTAGCTAAAAAAGCTACTCCACAAGAACCTATCACAGATGGGTTACCAGTACAAATAGAAAAAGTAGAACCCGTAGCGGTTAAACCAGCTAAGCCGGCAAAGCCAGCATGGGAATACCGAGACAGAACTTATGTTTTAAAAACAGGTAAGTCTCCACTTTTATACACATTACCATCCAAACATTCTCAAAGAAAACCTTTATTATGGTTTGATCAAGAAAAAGGATTTCAAAGAGAATTACGTTATGCTACTAATCAGAAGTCTCCTTTCGTGGACGAACAAAAGGGACCTGCAACATTAGGTAGAATAGCTATGAGGAATGGCATAATTAAAGTAAAGAAAGAAGACGTATCTTTACAAAAATTATTATCTTTATATCATCCATTGAAAGATAAAATATATTACGAATTTGATCCAGTACAAGTCTCTGTAAATGAGTTAGATTGGATTGAGCTAGAACTTGAAGCATTAACTTTAGCTAATGATATAGACATTGATACGGCTGAAGGGATATTAAGAGCTGAATACGGCAGTACAGTTAATGATTTATCATCTAGTGAATTAAAAAGAGATCTAATGATATTTGCCAAAAGGCAACCTGCATTATTTATAGAATTAGCTAATGATGACAATGTTCAACTACGTAATATAGGTATTAAAGCTGTAGAAGCTAGGATAATAAATTTATCTGCTGACCAGAGAACGTTCACTTACGGCGAAGGTAATAGAAAGTTAATGACTGTACCTTTTGACGAACACCCCTATAGCGCTTTAGCTTCATTTTTTAAGACAGATGAAGGCATGGAGGTTTATAAGGCAATATTGAAAAAACTTTACTAAGTTACTTTTTATAGCGATTAAGCCGCTTTAAACGTGGCTTAATCACTATAAATTTAAAAAATAAAAAAATGGCTGGGACTATAAATATTAATTCAGTTTATAAAACTGTTCTAGTTATATTAGAGCAAGAGAAAAGAGGTGCATTAATGCCTTCGGAGTTTAACAGGATAGCCACTCAGGCTCAACAAGAAATATACACACAATACTTCGACGACTTAAATCAAGTACTTAGGTTGCCGCAAACTAGTTTAGCTTATGCCGACAGATTTGCTTTGTTGGACGAAAAAATATCTTTATTTAAAAGAGTTGGAACGTTTACATTGGATCAAAACCAAGAGACCGTTATACCCTCTACTGTTCAGGAATTAGGTGTGGTTGTATATAATAATAGAGAAGCAGAAAGGATACAAACTTATGAAGTATACACAACAAACCTCTCGCCTTTAACTTCACCTACAGAATATTACCCGGTTTATACGTATGAAAATAATACGTTAAAAATTTATCCCCAAACTGCAACTGGTAATGTATCTGTAAATTATTTAAAATATCCCGATGACGTTAAATGGGGATTTACTATTGATAAAGAATTAGGAAACTATGTATACAACGAATCCGACTCAACTTCTTTCGAAATACATCAATCAGATCAGCCATTGCTTATTTCAAAAATACTTGGATTTGCTGGTGTTGTGACAAAAGACCAATTTGTTGGCGGTATAGCTCAGCAAAAGGAGGCGCAAATTAACGGAGATAACGTAAAATAATAATAAATGGCAGATACACAATTAATCAATGCGTTTATATCTTTAAACGATATAATCAACAACTTCCTTATATCTTATACTGGTCCTGGTAGAATGATACCTGATGCAGATAGGACAGAGGTTATACTCCACGCTAGAAGGTGCTTGCAAGAATTTGCTTTTGAAACATTAAAAAGCCAATTTAATAAAACAACAACTATTCCCGCGAATGGCGAATATAAACAACCAGACGACAATGTGGCTATCATTAGTATATTTAGGAGTGCTTCATCTGGAGGCGTTACTTATACAGTAGAAATGAGTGAGACAAAAGACTTAGCCAATATAGATGGTACAAACTATTATGTTGACTATACTAATAAAAAAATAATATTTGATACTTCCTTAGATGGGTATGGCTTATCATACACTTATTTATCGAACGCATTGACTATTGACGAAACAGCAGCGATTCCTAAATTAGCTGAAGAAGCTTTATACGCTTGTATGATATATGCAATATTAGCAAATAGAGAAAGCACAAACCCAAATACGCTCCAAAGACTTTTAATGGAAAAGATGCTAAAATTAGAGAAATCCAAATCTAGGCTAGTCTTCACAAACTTCGAATAACAAAATAAAGCACATATATATATGAGTATAAGCATAGATACAGTATATCAAAGAGTATTGAGTATACTTAATAAAGAACAACGAGGGTACGTTACGCCTCAGGAATTTAACTTATTTGCAAATCAAGCACAATTAGATTTATTTGAGCAATATTTTTACGATATAGGTCAATTTTTAAGACTGCCTGCTAATGGTCACGCAAACGCTAGCATACCAGATTTAATTGAGGAAAAAATTTCTTTGTTTGAAAAAGAATTAAATGTTTCTATTAATAATGGGCATTATTTATTACCATCGGATTTATATCGCTTAAATAATGTAGTTGTTCAAACTTCTGAAAATGAAGCCGAGCAGGTAAGCTATCAATATTTTTTAAAGTTAAATAAATCAGATTTAACAGCGCCTTCGGAAACATATCCCGTATATATACAAAATGACAACAGAATTGGTTTATTCCCAAATACTATAGTTCAAGATGTAACACTATACTATGTTAAAAAACCTGCAGATGTTGAATGGAAATATCAGATTGTATTTGGGGAGCCTTTGTATGATTCATCGTCCTCGATAGACTTCGAATTACACGAATCTGAAGAAACCGAGTTAGTTATAAAAATACTAGAGCTTTGCGGTATATTAATAAAAGATTTAAGTTTATACCAAGCTTTTGACAAGGAAGATCAAGAAACAATACAACAACAAAAATTATAATATATGGGCTTAATAACACAAACTGACGAACAATACTATTTAGGCCCCGACGGAGTATGGAATAGCTTTGACGAAAATTATGGTAGTTATCAATTCATTTTATTAAAAGATATAATAAATAATTTCATGATTTCTTATGTGGGATTAGAAAAAAATATATCCAAAGTAAAAAGAACCGAAGTGGCCTTTCATGCTAAAAGAGGAATACAGGAATTTAGCTTTGACACGTTACCCTCTATAAAATCTCAAGAGATCGAAATAGGGCCCACCTTAAACTTTATTTTGCCTAAAGACTACGTAAACTATGTAAAATTAGTTTGGGTTGATTCTAAGGGCATAGAACGGATCATATACCCCACCAGTAAGACTTCTAATCCCTTACCTATACTTCAAGATGCTGAATTTGAGTATTTATTTGACGAGCAAACAGGACAGATGTTAACAGCTGAAGAGTCAGAAACTAGAAAAAAATTTCAAGCTCAGAATAATACAGGTGATAATAATAAAGAAGATTTAAGTGATCGATTAAATCAAGGCGGCTGGGGCAGACGTTACGGGCTTTCTCCCGAGCAAGCACAATCAAACGGTGTATTTTACATAGACCGAGTTGCTGGTATAATATATTTTGACTCTAGCTTTGTAGGGCAAGTTGTTACGTTAAAATACATATCTGATGGATTAGCTACCGATGAAGAAATGGTAGTTCATAAATTTGCGGAAGAGGCAATATATAAGTATATAGCTTACGGAATTTTATCCACGAAAGCAAACACTCCAGAATACTTAGTTGCTAGATACAAAAAAGAATTAGCGGCCACCAAAAGAAACACTAAATTAAGATTATCAAATATTAAAATAGAAGAGATTACGCAAGTTATGCGTAACAAATCTAAAATTATAAAACACTAGTATATGAGTGAATTTGTACATGTTTTCCAATCTGGGAAGATGAACAAAGATCTTGACGAAAGACTTGTTCCTAACGGTGAATACCGAGATGCGTTAAACTTAGATTTAGCAAACTCAGACAACGGCAACATGGGTTCTTTGCAAAGTTTGAAGGGTAACCAACAGCTAAGAGGTAAGCCTCAATGGACAAATGATTATATAGATTCCTTAACTAATGCAAAATGCATAGGGTCTTTTGTTGATGATAAATCAGATAAAATATATTGGTTTATAACTTCAACAGAGTCTGACTGTATTGCTGAATACAATTTTGCGAATGGCCAAATAAAACCGGTTATAGTAGACACTAATGATGTGTTAAATTTTTCTACACAATACTTAATTACAGGCATAAATATTATTGACAATCTATTGTTCTGGACAGATAACAATTCTGAGCCGAAAACAATAAATATTGATAAATTTAAAAGAGGGTCCGTAAATTTCGTAACACATACTAAGATACCAGATTACGACAGCACAAGTCAAACATATAGCGCTAATTTAACGGGTAGGCCTGATTTTAATGAGGCGGATGTAACTGTTATTAAAAAATCACCTCTTACCGCTCTTACATTAGATATGTCAGCTAGCTCCAGAGGTAACCAGCCCGGTACGGGGGCAAGCCCTGTGCTTTATGGCACATATAACCCAGGAAGCAATAATGATAGAATAAATTTTACTTATGCTCCAGACGACACCGTACCTGAGGTTAGAGATTCATTGCCCACTAGATACGATTGGGAAACTAATATAGAGACCGATGCCGATTATTACGATGATACTAGTATAGAGAACTGGGACGGCTATCTGCTTTTAAATTTTGCTTCAACGGGGTTACAACCTAATACATGGCTGCTTGGAGATACGATTATCTTAACTTTTGACTCCGACGACTTTGATTTTACAGATCAGGAATATAATGTATCTTTAAGATTAGTCGAAGATCTAAATGCTAATGGCTTAAACTGGAAAGCTGAAATTCAAGCTATATCGTCTGATATAGGAACATTTATAGATGACAACGGGGACATTACTGAACTACCGT